CTATGGCAGAATAACCGGGGTCACGCTTACGAGTGGTGCGGTTATCGCCTACAAGATGTAAGATGATTACACTTGATTTAAATGTAGGTGCGCCTCGCCCATTAACGAGTAGTGGAGTACCTAGCGGCCCTGATGGCGTTATCCAATCCGAGGCGGCAGATTTCTTGCAAGTGGAAGCGGGACAATTTTTAGCATTCGATTAAAAGGAAATAAATTATGGCCAATAAGAAAATAAGTGCATTGACCGACCTGGGGGGAACCCCGGCAGTAGGCGATATTTTGCCCATCACCGATGTATCAGATACAACCGGATCGGCACAGGGAACCACCAAAAAAGTAACGGTAGCAAACTTAGTAGCCGCCGCTCCGCAGGGTGACTTACTAGCATCGAATAACCTAAGTGATCTTGGCAGTGACGCAAGCGCTCGGACGAATCTTGGTTTAGGCACAGCGTCAACGCAGGATGTAGGAACAGCCGACACAAATGTTGTTCAACTGAGTGATGTGGGTGGCACGGTAAAACTTCCCGCTGTAGATGCGTCGCAACTCACCGGCATCGAAGGCACACAAATTCTATCCACAGGAGAAACAGGTGGAGTTAAATATTTAAGGGAAGACGGGGATGGCACTTGTTCCTGGCAACCTGCGGGTGCAGATGTGGATGGTCCATTAACGATTGCACTTCGTGGCACGGACAACCCGCACATCGGAGCGTATCCTAATCAATCCTTTAAGGTCACGGACAATCCGAGCAAGTCTGTTATGGTCATCGCAGATGCTAATGGCAACTTGGACTTTGTGGTAAAAAGTGACTCAGCTAATATTTACCTAAACACTCCGTCATCTCGAAAAGCCGCATCGTTTGGTTTCTCTGTGGTTGAGGACTCAGTTGAACCTGACATTGAAGTTGCGGGTACACTAGCGGGTGCAACCGAAAATTACTCAGTTATTAGTGGAGACTCTGACAGTAAAGGAGCCAACGGATTACCACTTCGACAAGGTTTTAATAACCCCGATATAGGGGCAAACCCAGCACCAATCTTAATCTCAGGCGGATCAATCGCTTAACAAAACTTAACACAAAACAATCATGGCAACAGTATACATCGCACCAACCGCACAAGGTTTAGCAGACGGAACCTCAGAAGCAAACGCTTACGCAATCGGCTCACTCGCTACAGCAGAATCAGACGCAGGAGTAGGAGGTATAATTTATTTCTTAGATGGGGATTATTACACTAGCGGAAACCCTTCATTTGATTCCACGGGAGTTACCTACCAATCGCTCAATAAACATGGGGCAAGAATAGGGCCTGTCGCGAGTGGATTAACGGCTCCAGCAACATTTAGTATTGGTTCATCTAGTACCACTAACATTGCTATCAAAGATTTTAAAATCAGAAACTGTAAAGTGCATATGCAGTCATCGAATGACCCTAGTTCACCACTAGTTATTCAAGGTAACTTGATATACACGGACGAAGCTAAAGACTTTGCGACTAATGGTGCAATTTGGATCGGTGGTGCAGATGACGAAGTTAGAATCTACGACAATGTCTACAAATTAATTCAAGGAGGCAGACCCTCCGATGTAATTTCTAGGAATGTGAATACAAATGCTAAGATAGAGAGAAATTCAATCTACTTTGAGTCTGATGATACTATTAACACAACAGACTTTTTGAATGCGGCTTCTTGTAAGAATAATATCTTCCAAGGTGCTGGCAGTGGTACATTCTCAAACACCTTTACTGCCAACGCTACAAACTGCTGTTTCCATAATTTCGGATCAAGCAACGCAAGCGGTGGTACGAACAATGTATTTGCAGACCCTCTCTTTGTCGATGTAGCAAACCTAGATCTTCGACTTCGCCCCACCTCTCCCTGCATTAACGCTGGAACCGCAAGCTAAGTAGTCATGGCACTCAATAAGTTACATAAGAAGGACTTTACCATTGCGGTGAAGACGGGTACGGACGCGAACAAGACGAAGTTTAAGAAGGAGTGTGTGCAAGGCGAGATGTACTTTGCGACGGACACTAAGAAGCTGTATGTGGCGGAGACTACTGCGGGTTTAAGTGATGCGACTCTGAGTCATTTTACACCAAGTTCTGCTTATACTAACGCCTACAGTGTATCATTTCCAGGTACTAATGAATACATGAGTATTCCTGATGCAGATGTGTGGTCTCTAGGTGACGGTGCTGGCACGGACAACCCGATATCTTTTTCGTTGTGGTTTAACTCAGCTTCTATATCAACTACTTATTTAATTACTAAAGAGGTTGATACAACTTCAAATGATCGTGAGTGGGTTTTTCGCACGATTTCAGGTAAACTATACTTTTTTGCAAGAGGAACAGGTGGTGGTGTTATAGGCCGATATTATAATACAGCCTTGAACAGTTCTCAATGGTATCACACTGTTGTCACTTATGACGGATCAAAAGCAAGCAGTGGACTAAAGATTTACTTAGACGGTTCAAGAGTTGATGACAATGATTACAGTTCTGGGGGTTATGGTTCAGCAAGAAACGGAAATGCAGAAGTCAGAGTAGCTGGTTACGAGCTTACTGGTGCGGTTAGTAATTGTTTAATCGATGAAGTCGCTTTATTTAATACTGAATTATCCGCTTCTGATGTAGCATCTTTAAGAGATACTAGCGGTTCAAACCCCGCACCAGCAGACATATCCTCACTTAGTCCTGTAGGATGGTGGAGAATGGGTGATAACGATAATGGTGCAGGAGGTACAATCACAGACCAAGGAAGTGGTAGTAATAACGGTGTTCTTCATAACACCCCAATCTTCTCCTCTAATGTTCCTTCCTAACCCTTAAGAATTATGAACGACAGACAATATGTTATAATAAACGCTGCTGATGTTTCATCCGTCAATTTTGATGATGTCCTTGAAACCTCAGCATCTACCCTTCGGTATAATGTTGCAGGTGATAAAACATTCGTTAAATACGAAGGAGTTAAACCCTCCTTTTTAAGTGGCAAACAAGAGTACACCCACTCCGAGATGCTTACGATCCTTGCGGGTGCTGAGTGGACGAGCAATGAGATTAACTAATGGCTCCGAACATCAGCGATGATACGAGTGTAAAGACTCCGCTGGCGTTTTTACTGAAGGTCTTTGGCGGGACCATCTTCGTGGTGTACTCAGCGATGTTGATCTATGCTCGATTAAACACCCTGGAGATGGAGATCCTACGCCTCAAGCACGAGGTGGAAATGAATAGCGACTTTCGTTACACTTGGCCCAGGGAGGGAGAGTTACCCGCTGATGTGATGCAAAATATGAATATCCAACTTATTAAGGAACGCCTGACAAAACATGAAGCATTGTTAGACGAAATCCGCTACGGAACAGCTAGGTGAAATGGGCGAAATACTTCTTATGTTACTTACGGGGGGCGGCTCTACGGCTATGGGGGCAATGCTCAAGGGTGGGTTCGGAATGCTATTTGAGAGTCGCCGTCAAAAGCACGAACTTGAAGTTGCCCGCGAAAGCAGAGCAAATGAAAACTTTCTTAAGCTCCAAGCTGAGTTATCTAAAGGAGGTAATAACGAGTTCCGGGATTTTTCTCGTCGAATTATTGCTTTTATCGGTATTGGTACTCTCTGTCTCTGCATCCTGCTCTGTACCTTATTCCCACAAGCGGAATTCCTTTCTATCACTAACGCCCACGGCGAAGGAAGAACAGAACTGCTGTTCGGTATCGTCTCCTGGCCTGCAAGCCAAGACCCCATTACGCTCAGTAGCGGACACCTTGCATACATGGGGCAAACGGCCCTTATGGGAATCCTCGGTTTTTATTTCGGGCCATCGCCTCACAGACGATAAATGAGTATGATCGACCGCGTATCCATGACAGGAATGGGAGGCACATTAGCCACTTTTGGCTTTGCCACCCTGGACTCCTTATTCGGGTGCATCGCAGGAGCCATCACCATCGTCTACATGACGATCAAAGTTTACCAGGAAATTAAGAAGAAAAAGTAATGCCACGCTATCAACCACTAGGCCGCATGGATGACCAAATCCTCACAGACGGGGATCGTGGTTTTCGCGGTATTGATTCCTACTTGGAGCCTACAACGCTTGAGGGTGGTACGGTGGAGGCATCTGAGAATATGCGTTTGGATGGGGATCTCGCCTCTGTACGCAAAGGTGTGGAGTTTAAGGCAGGAGCGGTAACCCTTACCTATGCCGGAGATGAGCAGGTATTTGCATCCACCTTATTTAGCGACCCTGCCACGGGGACAGAATTTATCGCAGTCGCGACCAAGAATAAAGTCATCCTTTGGAACGATCAGAATAACACAGGTATCGATATTGCCTACCCTGGTGGTGAAGTAGTGGCGAGTGGAGACAACGCAAGCTTTGTGCAGGCGATGGAAAAACTCATCCTGTTTCGTGGCACAGGGAAAGACCCAATGGAGTGGGATGGTGACTACACTACCCCTAGTGCCTTTACCCTTAAAAATAACGCCACCCCCACTGCGGGTAGGGTGGAGTGTCCAAGTACAAACTTTGGTGTATTCTTTAGTAATCGCTTAATCGTTCCCCAGCCAAGTGATTCGCAGTACACCGTGATCGCATCGGATCTCTTGGATACCGATAACTTTTACGCCGCAGAATCGCAGTTCCGTATCAATCGTGGAACTGCTGATCGTCTTGTAGGATTTACGCCTTACCTGGAGAATCAGCTAATCTGCTTTTTCCGCAACAGCATCCATTTAATTAACAACATTGCCCTTACAAACTCCGCCGCAGTATTTGAGATTACTCGCCAGCGGGGATGCGTGGCCCGCAAGAGTGTAGCCGCGAGTGGGCCACAGATATACTTCCTAAGCGATGACGGTGTCTTTACCCTGCAACAAGGCTTAGACCCGGCAAAAGGTTTAGGCGTTGCAATCTCAAAGGTAAGCGGGGAAGCGATCCCATTATCCCGCCCTATACAGGATCAATTTAGAGAGGTAAACTATGCCGCCGCCGAAAAGGCGTGTGGTATCGTATTTGACAACAAGTATTACCTCGCCGTCCCCACAGGCTCATCCACCGACAATAATAAAGTTTTCATATACGATATATTAAACACCGCATGGACCTCTGTAGATTCCTTTCCCGCAGGCTTTGTAATCGATGACTTCGTTACCGTCCTTCATGGCAGTAATCCCACCAAACGCAGACTCTTTGCAGTCTCCGACAAAGGATGGCACTTAGTCGAGGAAACTGCCACCGACATCACGGGAACAATCGGGAACGCCACCACCACAAGCACCGCAATAACCGCCAAGCTGAAGACCCGCTCCTTCACCCTGGGGAGTGTGGATGTAAAGAGTTGGAAGCGGGGGCAACTCGGATGCGAGGTGAGCGACGGAGATCAATTCACGATCAAGGTAAACACCACCGACCCGGACCGGACAAACACCGTACACACCGAGAACGCGACATCGAGCGAGGAAAAGCTCATACGCTTTGGCAGTGGACGCGCGAGAGGCTACGCCGCAAATGTCGAGATTGATGTAAGCACAGGGTCACCTAGCTTTCGCCATGTCGCATTGGAAGCGATAACAGGCGGAGCCAACGCCAGGAGGACCATCGAGTAATGGCTATTACCGCATTAGTCACACGAGGTTTTACCTTCGACACAGGTGTGGAGCTTGACCCTGCCGGGTTAAACCAACTAGGTGAACCAACCGTTACCATACCCTCCATTACGGAAACAAGTGTTACCCTGGAGAATTTCACCGTCAGCGAATTGCCAAGTAATGGCACAGCGGGCAGGGTGGTTTATGTAAGCAATGGTGATGGCGGCAACCCCTGCCTTGCGGTGGATGACGGCACAAATTGGCTTCGTGTAAACTTGGGAAGTGCAGTCAGTGCATCCGATGCAGACGAATACCTAATGGCAGAATGAAGGTAGACGAATTATTCAAAGCAGGTCCACATACCGTGGATTGGGATCGTGTGGCACGGGAGTCATTCCCGCTCTTTGCACTTGCCAAGGATATAAAGGATAATGGCATAAAAGAACCCATCCTCTTAAAGGACGGCAAAGTGGCAGACGGTATCCACCGCATCTTTGTGCTTTGGCTCATGGGGTACGAAGGGGACATTCCAACCAAGGAGGTGCAGTCATGAACATCATGGAACGAGTAAGTGGTTTATACAAAGAGTGCGGGATGGATATGTTTTCGGATATATCCACCTACCTCACCTATGGCTATATGCACAAGACCCCCACAAGCTTTATCCTGGCGAAGACCGTGGATAAGGACAGCGACACCCCGCCAGCAGAACAATGGGGTACTTTAAAGCCCAACGCTTGGTTTGTACACATGGCGGTGGGGGAAGAATGCGTAAAGCATTGGATTAACCTTATGCCCTTTAAACTCCCCTATGTTGGTTGGGCGAGGCAAAACAAAAAAAGACCCATCAAATTTTACGACTTAAATAAAATATCTCGGAGGAAATAAATTATGTCAGGACCTAGTTACAACGCACCCGCACA